AAGTTTTCATATCTTATCTAAACTCTCTATTTAGCACAATGGACAATCATCAAAAGGAATAGAACGAAATGGACAAATTCTCCCATGTTCTATTTCACCATATCCACCCATTGTGTGAATTGCTGTACTATTATTCTTTGCCTTCTTGGTCAGCCTCACAGCTGAATCTTTGAACAATTTTATAAGTTTCTTCTCTGCCATATCTATATATTTATATCAATTATATGTAATATTTATAATAACTGGACATTTGGCTAATATTTCCAATCAGCCGTCGCCACTTTAACGTCTTTATGTTGCTTCAAAAATGGTGAATCTGGTGAATTTTTTGTATCAGAACCACTATTTGCTAATGCTGGCTGCTTCGATTGTGAAATACTTTCCAATCTCATTCGTTTCTTATTCATACCCAACATAAACTTAGCATTAATTGTCGGATCACTATAACGATTCTTCAGTTGTTTGAACATCAACTGACCACCATTATCTTCCTTTGCCACAACAGCTAACATAAGGTCTGCCGTAGCAGGTAAACCAAACGACTCAGATATATTTGAAAGGTCAGGATCCGAACTCATAAATCCTTCACGATTTAACTGAGAACTTGTGATTACAGGAACCTTTGACTCGACTGCAAAACCACGAATCTCCTCTGCTATGGATTTAATATAAACATAAGTATTCATGTTTGCTGTCCACTTCACTCTATTAGAAGCACAAATATTTAGATAATCCAGTATAACAATCTGTGGTACAAATCGTTTCTTGATCTTTAACTCTCTCAACAAAGAACGAAAATTACCAACATGAGCTCCTGATGTTGGATACTCTTTAATGATTAATCTTCCAAAATTTCTGGTAGCGTTCATCATCTTCTCAATCTTGGAATTAAATGAATCACGAGGAAGAAATCGTATCTGGTCTATATCAGTATCCAAAAGATTTGCATCTATTCGTTCTGCTATCTTCTCCTGTGACATCTCCATTGTGATATACAAAACATCAAATCCTTGTTTAATATATTGAGATGCCAAATGTGTCTTAACCAATGTTTTACCTACACCCGTTCCACCAAGAAATACTGTCAAAGTTTTTGGTGATATTCCTCCACCAGTAATCTTATCCAACATCTCAATCCCAAATGGAAACTTCTGTTCTCGTTTATGATAAAACTCCCATCGGTCTTGTGAATCTTCTACATAATTATGGCCCACACTTGTATCCAAAGATACTGCAAGTGCATCTGTCAACATATCTGGTATAGCATCTTTTGGTTTCTTGGTATCTTTACCTTCCAAGATTGCAATCGAATCTACAATACCATTATAAACAGCTTGGTCTTTTGCCCACTTTTCTGTTTCATCTACTAACCATTCATAATCATCTGTTTTTATTTTATATGTTGTCAATACTTCCATACAATTCTTGAATGTTGCTTCATTCAAATCATCTCTACTCGTAATCATATTTTCAAGTGATGAAACTGTTGGTGGCTTATTATATTCTTGAATATGATTCTGTATCTCTGAAAATATAACATTCTCTGGATGAGCTTTAAAATATTCTGGTTTTAAAAATACTCCAACCAGACTTGCATACTCACTATTAAATATCAAATTTTCCAGTATTAACTGCTCTGTCCTCATAAACCTCTTCCCTTGTGTAATATTACTCTAGGGTCATTCAAAATTAATAGATTTTTAAGTATCTTGCCTATCTCTACTTGAAACTGATCTTTATTCTTTTCATTTACAGCACGATTCATATGTTCCATATCTCCTGTCCAACCATCAGCTCTATAATTTCCACCAATTATTTCATACTCAAATGCTATATCAAATGCACCTGGTGTATTCTTATGATCTAATTCTACATTCTTAAAGTAAAACTCCACACCCTTGAACTTACCTTCTGCTAATAAAAATCTATACAAGGGACTTGAATTAAATCCAATTGCACTTCTATCTATCTCCATGCTCTTCTCCTTCACTTAATATCCATTTTGATAATAAATATTTCTGAGCCATAATACTCTGTGTTTGACCAACTGATATAATACCAATGAAACCATCTACCATTAACAACAAACAATAAAACATATATTTTAATCTTCCATATGGTAATCCTTTATGTCGTGTCTTTTGAAATATAGCCTCTTTTTCAACACCAGTTTCAATGCCCACTTTTTCTTTAATCTTCATCTCCTCAAGAGATTCTTTTAGCTCTTCATCTCTATCTGGATAATATACTTTACCTGTGGTAAAATCAATTTTCATTCAATACCTTCCTTATCAATCTACGTTTTTCGTCTACATTCACTTCTAAAAATGGTTTATAATTATAACACAAAGTTTTTTGATCTCTCCATATAGGATCAATCAATTTCTTATCTACTATTTTTGTAAAACCTAAAATAATATCTAAGACTGTAAAAGTTTCTAAAGAAATATCTTCTCCTAATAGAAGCTTTAATATTGGAGGATGATTAATTCCATCACACTCAAACAATTCATTAAACTTCATATCATACTCCTTCATATACTCAACAACTACTTTCATATTACGTTGAAGATGAAGTGAAAAACTTTCCATCTTATTCTTATATTCATCAAAGTAATCATCTAAAAACTCTGTTGGATACATCTTGCCTCTAGTTATCTGTGACAAGTAATAATATATCAAATCTAACTCAATCACATATTTTTTACCAAGTGACGTAAAGAAACCACGTTGCCAAGAGAAGCCTGTTTGATTCTCAAACTTAGCAAAAGATTTCTCCATTGATGCAATCGTACCCCAAGATGCGTTTCCATAATACTTGAAGTAATCATACGAACCAGTAAAATGTAAATACATAGCCTGATACGTTTTCCATGCTTTAAAAGTTCTATTTGTTTCTGCTACTTTTTCTCTTGGAAATGTAATCATTCACTCGATCCATATGAAAATTCTTTCTTAGCTGCTACTTCAAGTTTCTCCATAACATCTTTAGTAAAATACTTCTCAGGATCATTCACAATAGTTTTCTCAAATGCTTTTCCAGCTGGTGTTTCAAATCTAGTTGATACTTTCTTGAATATATCATACTTTTCTGCAAGTGCAACCAAACCATAATACTTATCCAGACCTGTCTTATAATCCAACTTAGTTTCGGTAACTGATTCTTCTTTAGTCAATCTGCCCTTAACTAGTTTCATCTTGATAATATTTCCCAAGACCTCAGTCCCTTCTTTAACTTTTCGTTTACCAAGTGTTACAATAACAGAAGCTGCATACTTGATTCCACCACCACCAGAAATCTCTTTTGTTGGAAACAAACTTCCAATCTTATCATAGGTGTGATTAGTAATGATGAGTGGAATATTTGCCTTTGCAAGTTTCAATGCAAGTGTCCTGAATGCTGAACGAACAGCTGGAGCTCTTGTCATATCTCTTTTATCAGAACCACTTGACGAATCTTCCATTTCTTTTCTTGTAGATAAATTACCAAGTGAATCAAGAAAAATCATAACTTGATAATCTTTATCCATGTTCTCAATTATCTTGATTGATTGTGTTTTAAATTCTTCTACTGTTGCAACTGGAAATACAATAAACCTATCAGGGTCTATACCTCTCTCTTTAATCATATCAGATGTCAATGCACCTTCACTCTCAAAGTAAATGATAATATTCTTCTTATCTTTATCCAAATAACTCTTAGCTATACTTAATGCAAAGAATGTTTTACCAACTGCCTCTGAACCAGCCAAACAAGTTATCTTGTTTGATGGCACTCCACCATATAGAGAACCAGACAATAATGCGTTTAGACTATACGATCCAGTATCAACAAAAGTAGAACAATCCCCAATAATACCAGCGGATACAACGCTTGCAATATCATTTTCACTCACCTTTATTAAATGTTTAACAATATTATTAACTGACATACTCACTCCTAATTAACAGGTCCAAAAAAATCTTCCAAACTACCCTGCTCTTCTGTTTTCCATCCAATCACATCTAAAATATTTTTAATTGGTTGAAGAAAAGCTTTATCAAATTGCAAATCATAATCAATATACTTTTCCAATTTAAATTCTTTTGGAAGATGTGTCGAAACAGAAATTATATTTTCTTGAAGAGGATTTGGTTCTTTCAAATATGCAAACTTAATCTTCTCACCTTCACGAATTGATTGATATTTTTTTGTTAATTTATGTTTTCTTAACAAATGATTATACAATAAAACACCTCTCACTTGGATTGGTGTTCCTTTAGTATATATGCTTTTTGTGGATGAATATTTTTCTATACCATGAACTGATCGTGGAAATGCTATCTGGTCAAAGGCTTATGTCTTAAACTTATCACGATACTCTAATATACTTTGCATAACAGTAGCTTCATCTGTATTTATAATTACTCCAATCAATTCTCTAATCTTATCACGACACCACTCAGGTGTAGAACTGCGTACACTCTCTATACCCATTATCTTTAACTTGGGCTCTTTATATTTTACCCCTTCTGAATCATAAACATTAAGTATGTATCTTTTCTTTGCTGTCCATATACCTTTATCTGCAATTACCTCACGACCCATCTGCATCTTTTGTGCATATGAGTTTACATACGAATGAAGATTTTGATAACAGCTATCAATATATGGTTCAATTTTATCTTTACTGATTTTATCAAGGAAGGTGATAATTTTTGATGTTTGATTAGAATCTCCTGCCTCTTTAAAGACTTGAGAAACCAATCTGTCAAATGTGATATATATGCTATCCGTATCTGAGGCAACGACATAATCTATGTCCTTTGTGTGAAGTAGATTATTGATATATGTATTTATACTCTTATCAATCCAACGAATTGCAAGCTGTCCAGATGTTGTAATACCCTCTGCCATTTCTAACGAATAATAACGAAAATGTTGATTAGCTAATGCACCATACGCACTATTCAACAAAATCTTTTTAGACATCTGGATATTATTACATCTGGATATATTATTAATGACTGTTTGTTTATTCGTATAATTTCCATCCTCCAATTTTTGTTGTTCTTGTAACATCTTCTTCTTAAAATCTACTCGTTCATTATACATATCTTCCATCAACTGTGGAAGAAATCCCTTCTTCTTTAAAGTAAAATGTTGACCATTTGGAGTAAGTGTCAACTGCTTAGTTTTTAAATACTCTGTGTCTAATTTCTGCTCCAACAATCCAGTTACCCCAATATCTTTGGAATCAGCACACACAACTCCATCATATAAAGTTTCAGGACTTATATTATACTGTTGAATAAGATGTGGATATAGAGAATTAAGATCAAAACTAACCACCCATTTATGTAATCCAGCCTGTGGTTCTTTAACATATGCTCCAATGATTTCTTTTCGTTCATCTTGTTTTGGAGGAGGTGGAATAACAATATTATTTTTCTTTAAAAAGTTATAAATTATAGCATCCCAGGTTCTTACGGGAGAGAATACATCTTCAAAATTAATCTTAGATTCATATGCCAGAGTGATAACCAACTCAAGTAACTTCATCTTCTCCTCAAGCTTCTCTACAATCTCAACATCACGAATATTATACTCAATAAACTTCTGGTAATTAGTCTTATACAAATCATATCCCTGTACTTCTTCAACTTTAAGTTTCGTCAATCCAAGCTCTACTGAACCGATATAATCCAGACGATATGATTCTCTAATCTTATATGTAAACTTTTTATACAGATCAATATAATCTAATGTCGAAATACCAAATATCGTATAATACTGATTCTCTCTACCAGCTATAAAAACATTTCTATCATTTATCAAACCTATTGGTGATAATCTGGAAGGTCTTTTATCAAGATACTTAATACGATTAACAAGATATGGAATATCAAAAAACTTACAATTCCACCCTGTAATAATGTGTGGATAATTATGTTCCCACCATTGAAGAAAATATTCAATCATTTCATCTTCATCATCACACTCATTATAGCGAATCTGTTTTGTATCATCATGTGGCACATAACCACCAGTTCCCCATACATAATAAGTTTGACTCACACTATCATGTACCGTAATAGCTGTGACCTCTGATACAGCTGATTGGATATT